GTTGGCTTTATCAGGACCTTCCTCTCGAATGGTCCCTATGGATACAGGGGAGGGGGTGGATCCAAAACGTATAGTTGCACTTTCATTAATATTATCTAATTGAGATAAAATATGATGAAATCCCAATAACTCACAGTATTTCCCGGTGAGAACCGGATCTAACTGTTCATACTCTATGACCCTTTTATAGGGTTTAAGGTATTGGCCTGTATTAAGGTCTAGGACTAAAGTCTTAGCTTTATACGCGTTATTGAGGAACCGATATAACTGTAATATTGTTTTAATATTACGGCCATCTAGCATTGTCAGATTCTGAATGGTTTTATAACCCATAGAGATTTGATCTTGCTTATTCTGGATGTTAAGTATAAAGCTTAATACATCAGGATCGGTAACCAACACGTTCAACTCATTATCACTTGGTAACAGGAGTTTAAGTTCGGGTAGTTCGATTCGAATTCCCCGTTCATAATTAGCTCTACTTTTACGGGACAAAGGCAAGGTCGTTGTCGCCGCAGCAGCATCTTCGAGACTCATATCATTCGATAATATGAAATCTAAAAGTCTAAAAGCTGTGTTATCAAGGTTGTACCTATCAAGAAGCAAATTTGCTTTACTTATTGCGATACGGGCAGATCGGTCCTTCATTGTCTGTGACGCTGAAGAAACGATATTACCTAGTGTGGAAAGAACGATATTTTTCAGAAAGGTGATTTTCACCTCCTGAGAATCATTGTTCCATAGTTCGTCCTTGTCAGGTATTAAATCTGATTGGGCGACTAAGTCAATTACAGTTGTCAATTTGAGAACTGTATTTATCCGGTCTTCTAACTTCTCCGCTGGTAGTTTACTATTAGCTAAGAGATAGTCTTTTTTCATAATGAATAATTCTGAAAAAGATGTGTTAGGCTTCCTTTGTACCATATGATAGTATAAAGTAGGACCGTAATGGTCGTTTCTAATGAACTTAGAAACTAGCCCTGGAGAAATTATTGAATAATCTGAATTATTCCATGAATTTCTAGAAACAAATTCCGTAAACACTCCTAGAGAAGTTTTGAACTTACTCTTAGAAAGGTTTATTGGGACTCCTATTTCTTCGTACCTCTCGTGAATTAACATCTGAGGATCTTCGATGACTAGGTCATCTCCGACTTTCATAAAGTACGGATTTTGATTATCTGGATAGAGTTCACTTAGAGAAAACTCTAAAAAGATAAGGTCAGTCAGTTGCGCAATTGCGAAACTGGCTTTCGTACCCATACCTTGGCCCTTCCCATAGTAAATGGGAGGTGTCTTGGGCTGTACGAACCAAGGGCAATCAACGACTAGCGTCTTCCAGGCGC